GGTCGGCGGCGCGGTCGGCGGAGTCGGCGGCGCGGTCGGCGCGGTCGGCGGCGTGGTCGGCGGAGTCGGCGGCGCGGTCGGCGGCGGAGGCGGCGGAGTCGGCGGCGTGGTCGGCGCGGTCGGCGGCGGAGTCGGCGGCGGAGTCGGCGGCGGAGTCGGCGGAGTCGGCGGAGTCGGCGGCGGCGTGGTCGGCGCGGTCGGCGGCGGCGGAGGCGGCGGAGTCGGCGGCGTGGTCGGCGGCGGCGCGGTCGGCGGCGCGGTCGGCGTGGTCGGCGGCGTGGAAGCGGGAAGCCGCGGACCTGTTGGAGCTGCTCCGCGAAGCTACGGCGTAGACACCTGTGCACGCGCTTCTGCCACCTTCACCCCCACAACCCTACCCCACACCGGGGGCCATCCGCACGGCGCGCCAAGCCGCTGGCCTGACGCAGAAAGCCGCCGCCGAGCTCGTGTGTGCCGCCGAGCGCAGCTGGCAGGACTGGGAAGGGGGGCGACGAAAGATGCACCCGGTGTTCTGGACGCTGTTCCAGCTCAAGGTGCTTGGATGAACGCGAAACGCCCGGCCTAGTGCCGGGCGTTCTCGTCGTGGACCGGCGGCGTGCGCGGGAGTAGGACATCCTCGAACTTGCGCACGACGGCACGGGCCACCGGCGCGTAGTCGGCAAAGCCGCCCAGCGCCATGACATGCCCATCCATCCGGCACAGCACGAAGCCGCGCTGCCAGCAGGCCAGATAAATGTCGAAGGCCACCTTGGCGTGTGCGTCGCGTGCGTTGTTCATGGCGCCCCTTAAAGGACCGTCAGCGTGGTGTCGTCATCGTCCAGCATGTACGACGCGTCGTCGCCCGTGCACAGCGCGCGCAGCGCGCGCAGCGCGCGTTGCTTGCGCGTGTCGCGCTTGCCCTTGTCGGGCGTGTCCATCCGGCGCGCCGCTTCGGCCAGGACCGCCTTCACCTCGATCCCGGCCGACTGCGCCAGCGCGAATTCCTGTACTACGGCGTTCACGATAAGCTCGGTCGGCCCGAGCAGACGCGCCGGCGCGCCGGCGACCGGGAGCGCCTGCTCCACCACGACGCAGGATGTGAGCGGGTCGCCATCCTCATCCTGGCCGATCGTCACGATGTCGAGGCCGAAGCCCCACGACAGCCCGTCCTCGCCATCCTTTTGCTTGCTGGTGCGCACCAGACGGCCGCCGGGATGGCGGATGACTTCCAGCTCGGCGTCGGCGGCAGCGCGCAGGCCGGACCAGCCGCGGGCCCCCTTGCTGGCGTCCTTGCCGCTGTGGTGCACCAGCAGCACCAGCGCGCCGGTGGCGCGGTGGATGCCCTTGCAGTGCGCCAGCGCCTTGCCCATGTCCTCGCCGGCGTTCTCGTTGCCGCCGGGCGTCACCTGGGCGAAGGTGTCCACCACCACCACCTCGGCCCGGCCGATGGCCCGGGCCACCGCCAGCGCGTCGTCCTTCAGCAGCAGGTTCGGCGCGTCGGGGACCACGTCGAACGGAAGGGTGTGCAGGTCCAGCCCCTTGGCCTGCCCGTAGGCCTGACACCGGTTGCGGAAGCCGCCGGCGCCTTCGGCCGCGATGTAGACCACCCGACCCTGGCGCACGCGCCGCTCGCGCCACGGGGTACCCAACGCCACCGCCATGGCCAGGTCCAGCGCCAGGAAGCTCTTGCCGGAGCCGGACTCGCCGAACAGCACCACCAGCTCGGCCTCCGGCAAGACGCCTTTGACGATCCATCGCGGCGGCGCACGCAGGGCGAACTCGCCCACCGGGACCGGCCGGAACCGCGCGGCGGCTGTTGCGGGCGCCTTGGCGGCCGCCTCGAACTCTTCCGGCGACGCCGGGCCGTTCAGCACCAGCCCGGCGCCATGGTCGTTGGCCAGCCGCACCAGGCTGCGCGCGGTCACCGGCGCGCCGTCGCCATGGCCGAAGCTGCGCCACCGGTCCCAGCCGTACTCGCGCGTGGTGTATTTGGGCGAGCGCTGCGACCACGCATCCCACAGGTCGAAGCCATCGCCGCCGCGCTCGTGGTGCAGCGCCATGCCGACGCTGAGCCAGGTGTCGTAGTCGAGGTCATCCGGCAGGGCGTCCAGCGCCTGCGCCAGCTGCGCGTCGGTGAGGCCCACTGGATCGGCGGCAGGCGCGTCTGACGCCGGCGTGGCGTCGCGCTTGAACCGCGCGCGGATCAGGTCGATCGCCGCGGTGTCGAGGTCGGCGACGACGTCCTCGTTACCCAGCAGCTCCACCACGTCCAGCGCATGGCCGGTGATGGTCACGTACCCCTTGCTGGAGAACACCTCCAGCCCGTAGGGCGCGCCGTGCGACTTGAGGTCGCCCAGCTGGCCGTGGTAGAGCGCGCGCAGGCCGGTGCCGCTGGGGCTGAACTCCACGTAGGTGCTGGACAGGACGGGCAGGAGGTCGGGATGGGGTTGGCCGTCGACCATGCAGGCGTCGAAGTCCAGCGCCACGATGCCGAACTCGGCCAGCGTGCAGAAGCCCACGCCGTCCATCTTGCGCCGCGCTGCCGCGCTGCGCGCGGCGTCGAAGGTGGTGAGCTGCGCCCTGTCCTCGGGCGAGCCCTGGCGCCCCTGACGGCGCCCGCCGCCGGCGTAGTACGGCACCTTGCGCGGCTTGCCGCCCGGGTTGTCGTTGGGCTCGTAGCGCCAGCAGACCCAGCCGGCGAGGTCGCGCAGCGGCGCCGGGCAGCGCAGGTGCGCGATGGCGGTGATGTCGGCGGGTGCGTTCATAGGACGGCGGTTCAATCCTTCCTCGCGTACATCCACACCACGCGCCGGGCGCAGGCGGCGCCGGGCATGCGGCAGGGCGGGTAGTAGGGCTGGCGCGCGAGATGCCCGCGGCGCCACAGGTCGCGCAGGTACGCACCGATGCGGCGCGAGTCGCGCTCCAGTTCCAGCGCGACGTCCATCGCCGTCCCCGGGCCGTCGGCCAACGTGCGTTCGATGCGCTGGCGCAAGGAGGTTGACGTCATCGTTTGTCCCCGTAGAAGTCGTGGTCGCCGATGCGACAGAGCATGCGCTTGTGTTTCGTCCAGGTCGTCCGTTCGCCGTGGCGGATAAAGTACAGCGCGTGCGGACAGACTTCGATACGCGCATGCGGCGTGTGGTGCGCCGGCGGCATCGTGGCGAACCACAGCACGGCCAGCACCAGGGTAATCACGACCGCGGCTTGCGCCGTGCCGCGGGCCGGATCTTCGCCGCGATCCGATGGCCGGCGCTGTCGTCCACCAGATCGAACTCGGCGCGCGCGCCGAGGCACTCACGGGCGTAGGCGCAGCTGGCGCAGGCGGCGGCGAGGTCCGACCGGTACAGCAACGGCAACCGCCCGCGCGTCGTCTTGTGCATGGCGGCGCTGGCGGCTTCGATCAGGCCAGCTTTCGACGCACTGAAATTGCGATGGCCGTTGGCGACCTGGTACAGCATCTGCCGGCTCGTGTCGCACTTCGCGGCGAGGGCTTCCTGCTCGGTGGCGGTCGCCAGCCGCATCCACAACTTGAGCGCCGAGACGACGGTGGGGCGGCGGGATTTCGCGGGCTTCTTCATGGGCGGTCGGCGCGGCGGGAAGTAGGGCGTACCCTAGCATGATGCGCGATTTTTATGCAACAAGGGAAAACGCTTGCAATCTCTTATAGCAGGTGCTAGGGTATGCGCACTTCGTCAACGAGGGCGCGCGCATGAGCCATGAACTTGCGGCAGTCGTCATCCAAAACTCGGTAGCCATAAGCAACGAGCATTTCATGACAAGGGTAGGAAGCGACAAAAAGCTAAAGTGCGGCACGCCACTGTACGCGTGGCGATTTGAGCCCGTTCGCGAGATCTACGAGCAAGCCGAACGCGACTACCACCGGCACAACCCCACTCTGGACGGCCAGTCATGAACAACCATCTCGCGAACCGGCACAAGCCGATGCGGGGCCAGGGCTACCAGCCGGGTGTTGGTGAGCCGCACGACTTCCTGGATACGCTGTTGGGCATCGTCTGCTGCGGCGTGGTCGTCGCCGCACTGGTGGCGATCGCGTGGCCGATCATTGCCTGGGCGGTCAGCCGGGTTTGAACTTACAGGGCGAATGCAGGCCGGGTGCGTGTTGGACGCATTCCGGTGTGGAGTCAGTAACGGTAGATCTGATCCGGCTCGCTTTGGGTAACCCCTGAATTAAGCGGCGGCGTGCCGTCCGCTTGGATGACGTGTTAGCACGGGAGAATGCGATGCCTACCGCAATTGAATTACTCGAAGCGAAAACCGATGAACTGCTCGGCGCGCTGAAAGCGATGGCAGAGCAACACTGTTTTACTTCGGGAGATGATGCGAAAGAACCGGGCCTGACTGACAGCGGCGCAATTTCTGCGAACGGCGAGGCGCTCGAATTGCTGGCCGAACATGGACGCTTTCGGATAGTGCGCGGCATGGGCCGGATGATATGTGGCTACTGGCCCGAGAATGACCCGGACAAGAGTGCTAACGTTTGAGGTAAGCGGGCGCGGTACGCGCTCCGCTTGACCGAATTGTTGGACGGCAGACACGAGGAACGAACATGACCGAGATTTTTGGATATTTTGATGCGCCGGAGCAGGAAAACCCTGCATTTGATCCCGGCCTTGGCGTTCCATGTGCGTATTGCCTCAAGCCGCTTAGCCGGCCCATGCGCGCTATCAGCCTGATGAAGCCGGGAGACGGGCGCAGCTATTTCTACCGGGCACATAAGGGCTGCTACGACGACGCAAGCGCGGATGACGTGTGCAACCTTGAATCAAGCCTGATCGACAGTTTGCCGCCCAACACCTGATTAGACCCCAAATTCGCAGGATAACACTTGCGCAACAAGGTGGACGAGATCGACCTGGAAATCATGGGAGTGATGCAATGAGCAAATATACGGCGGAACAAGCGCGTAGCAGCCTGCAAAAAATGCACGGTCATCCCCTGACGGTCGCCGAACGTGCCGAGTTGTTTTCGATGGCGTCGAATTATGCTGACCTCCTGCGCGAGCGCGAATCGGCGAAGACGGGGGTGACGGATGAGATTTTTGAGGCATTCGACGCAGCCCAAACGAAAGCTATGGGCGAATACGAAATGCAGCAGTATCACGCTGGAAAAGAATCGCACCTTGTTAACGCACTTGACTTCGCGACACGCGCCGCCCTCAAAGCCGTCGCGCCGATGCTGGCGAGTGCGCGGGTGCCGGATGGGTGGCTTCCGATTGAATCAGCACCGAACGATGGAGCGATGCACGTTCGTGGCCTCATGGTGCATGGAAACGACGGAAAAGCTCTTTACTGGGACGCCTGCGCAGGTCATCTCGACGCCGAAGATGGCCAGTTCCTAGATCAAGGCGGCAACGATTTTGGCTGGAACGCGGACGACTTCACACATTGGCATCCGCTCGCCGCAGCCCCGAAGCCCGAGAAGGAGTGAGAGATGGATAATGATGCGCTGAAACAGTACATCTCCGATCTTCGCACGCGCGCCGGAAACCTTCTCGTCCCCTACGCCAGCAAAGAACAGCGAGGGCGCTCTTCCGGTTATCAGCACTGCGCGGATGAACTGCAATCGATGATCGATGCAGAAAAGGAACAGCAGCCATGACCACCGACGAACTGCAGGCGAAGTTCAGAGCCGTCATGAGCGTCCGTCATCCTTTTTGGAGTTACGCATTTCGCGCGGACGGCTGTGGCGTACACGACGACTACATGGACCCATGGGTTGAGTGTTCATGGCAGGCTTTCAAAGCTGCCCATGCCTCCCGAGACGTCGAGGTTGAGGCGCTGCAAGATGCGCTGTTCCAAATCTCCGTGCGCCTGAAAACCGAGCGCGAGTCAGACATGGATGACATGTCGTGGCATACCGACATGATCGCGCGGGCGCAGTATCTGGCTAACCTGGAAGACGCCGCGATGCTGGAGGAGTCGAAGTGACCCGCAACGAATGCGAACACGGCCAGCTTCGCCGAAGCTGCGAGATATGCGAATTGCGCGCTGAGGCCGAGGAACAATCGCGCCTGATCGAGAAGCAGGCGGCCGAGTTGGCCGAGCTGCGAAAACGCACCTGAAACCCCCTTGCGCTGTGTCTTAGCATCTGCTAGCTTGCAGTCTCGCACTTGCTACAACCCACTCGACCGGAGAAAACCATGTCTGTTACCGTCACCCTTTCGTTCGACCACGTCCAGGAAGCCGCCGACTTCTTCAGCCGTGCCAGCCGCCCGCTGGAGTCCGTCGTCGGCGCGCCGCAGCCCGCTGCGACCGCAGCGCCCAAGACGGAGAAGCCCGTCAAGGAAAACCCGGCGGCAAAGGACATGATCGAAACTGCCAACATCGACCGTGCCACCGTCAGCAAGGCGGCCGTGGCGCTCGCCATCAAGGACAAGGCCAAGGCCGTGGCCATCCTCGCCGAGCACGACGTGAAGGCGGTCAAGGATCTGCCAGATGACCAGCTCGGCGCCGTGCACGCCAAGCTCGTCGCCGCGATGGACGAGTGACATGAGCGCCCACTCCTACTGGCCTGCCAGCGGCATGGAACAGCGCATGCTGTGCGCCGGCTCGCACGTCCTGCAGCAGGGCCAGCCCGACAACGCGAACAGCTACGCCGCCGAAGGCACTGCGGCGCACCAGGTGCTGACGTGGGCCGGACAGCAGAACAAGAACGCCGCCGACTTCAAGGGCACGTTCATTTCGCTGGACGACCACGGCCGCGTGCTGCCGCCGGAAAGCGCCACGCCGCACACGTGGCAGTTCCTGGTCGATGACGACATGGCCGAACACGTGCAGGTGTGCCTTGACTACGTGCGTGAGATCGCCGGCGACAACCCGGTGCTCTACGACGTCAGGGTCAACTACGCCAGCTACCTCGGCGTGCCGGAGGAGGACGGCTGGGGCACCGCCGACGTCGTCATCCTGCTGCCCGACGAAATCGTCGTGGTCGACTTCAAGTACGGCATGGGCGTCGGGGTGCAAGCGGGTCGCACGGGCGACGAAGGCCGAGTCGAGCCGAACCCACAGATGGCGTGCTACGGTCTTGGCGCGCTGACGGCATACCGTGACTTCGGCGACTTCGATCATGCACGCCTGGTCATCAGCCAGCCACGCATCACGAAGAAGCCCAGCGAGTACGACCTGTCGATCGCCGATCTGGAGCGCTGGGGTCACGAGGCCGCGCGCGCCGCTGTCGAGAAGTGCCAGCGGGCTGAGGCGTCGTTCGAAAGCGTCCACGACCGCAAGCACTGGGACGATGCCTACCTGACGCCGGGCGAGAAGCAGTGCCGGTTTTGCAAGGCCAAGGCCACCTGTCCGGCGTTGCGCAACGAGGTGGCGCTGACGGTGTTCGGTGCTGAGCCAGCGTCGCCGGAAGAATTCAAGGAGGCCGTCGTAGCGGACGGGATGGCGCATGAGATCGACGGTGCAGGCTGGCTGTCTGCCTGCCTGCAGCAGGTCGACCTGATTGAGGACTGGTGCAAGGGCATCCGCACCGAGGTTGAGCGTCGCCTGCTGGCCGGCGAGAGCGTGCCGGACTTCAAGCTGGTGCCGGGCAAGAAAGGCAACCGCCAGTTCGCCAGCGAGCAGGAGGCCGAAGCGCTGCTCAAGTCGTTCCGCCTGAAGCTGGAAGAGATGTACGACTTCAAGCTGATCTCGCCCACGACCGCGGAGAAGCGCGCCAAGGCCGGCGTGATCGGTCCGCGCCAGTGGACCAAGCTGCAAGAGATCATCGTGCAGCGCGAGGGCAAGCCCCATGTCGCCCACGTGTCCGATCCGCGCCCCGCGCTCACCGTGTCGGCCGTAGCCGACGAGTTCACTGATGTTTCATCCACCGACCCGGCGCAGGATGGCTGCGCCTGGATTCGCTAGCCCAAGAGGAAAAAGCCATGACCACTCCTGCCCAACCCATCGGCCGCGTGATGCTCAAGAATGCACGCCTGGCCTTCCCCAACCTGTTCACCCCGGCCACCGTCAACGGCGAAGGCGAGCCGCGCTACGGCGCCAGCTTCCTGATTCCGCCCGACCACCCGCAGATCGCCGAGATCAAGAAGGCGATGCAGGCGGTCGCGAAGGAGAAGTGGAAGGACAAGGCGCCCGAGATCTACAAGCAGCTGGACAAGACCGACAAGCTGGCGCTGCACGACGGTGACAACAAGGCCAGCTACGACGGCTTCCCCGGTTGTCTGTACATCGCCGCCGCCGCGCAGAAAGCTAACCGGCCGACGGTGCTGGCCAAGGATCGCTCGCCGCTGACGGAGAGCGATGGCGTCGTGTACGCCGGCTGCTACGTCAACGCCAGCATCGAGTTCTGGGCGCAGGACAACAAGTTCGGCAAGCGCGTCAACGCCCAGCTACGCGGTGTGCAGTTCGATCACGACGGCGATGCGTTCAGCGCCGGACGCCCGGCCGACGCCGACGAGTTTGACGAGGTGTCCGCAGGCACCGACGCCGACGATTTCGGCTGATCGCTTTACGGGGAGGGTAGCGCCACGCCTACCCTCCCCGCGCTACCCATCCCCGACTACAAGGAGAACCACCATGCTCAGCATCAAGCAGCACGCCGAGGATTTCATCCGCACGCTCGGCACTGATCTCACCCAGGACTTCCACGGCGTCCTCCGCAGCTTCGCCACGTTTGTCGAAGGCAAGCAGGCCGAGGCGGACGCCGTTGCCCTGCTGCAGTCCCGCGGCTATTCCGTGTTGGCGCCTTCCGCGTCGGCGCCGTGCGCACCCGCGCGGGCCGAGTGACATGGCCCTCGTCACGCTCGTGATCCAGGACACCGCCGATGGTGGCGTCAACGCGCAGGCGTTCAGCGAGCCGCCGCTGGCGGAAACGCAGGAGCCCACCAAGGCGCAAGCCGCCCTGATCGTGGCCTTGAATGCCGTCACCGCGGCTGCGCGCGACGCCGCGCCGCGCATCCTCACTCCCCACTGACGGAGCCGCCCGGCGCAAGCCGGGCGAGATGCCCATGCGATTCGATGCCTACCGTGAAGATGACGGCGAACCGCGCAGCGCGACGTGCACGCGTTGCGGCGCGGAGGATCTGGAGTGGGTGGACTGCGGGTCCGCCGGCTGGAAGCTGTACGAAGGCATGAAGCTGCACCGCTGCCAGAACGCAGCGAAGGCCGACGAGTTCGAGGACGTGGGCCGGTGACTGTGCTCTATCTCGATACGGAGACATACTCCGAGTGCGACCTGCGCGCGCACGGCACGGCGCGCTATGCCGCGCACCCCAGTACCGAGATTACGGTGGCGCAGTGGGCGCTTGGCGATGACGAGCCCACGGTTATCGACTGCACCGGCCGACACGTGCCGCTGGGACTGCTGCCGGCGTTGCAAGACCCAGCCGTCGAAGTCGTCGCGCACAACAGCTTTTTCGACCGCACGCTGGTCCGCCATTGCTGGGGCATCGACGTGCCAGTGGAGCGCTGGCGCGACACCATGGTCAAAGCCATGGCCCACGGCCTGCCTGGTGGGCTGGACAAGGCGGGCGCCGCGCTCGGCGTCGAGGACGACAAGGCCAAGGACAAGCGTGGCCGCGAACTGATCCAGCTCTTCTGCAAGCCGCGGCCGAAGAACATGAAGCTGCGCCGCGCCACGCGCGAGACGCACCCGAAGGAGTGGACCGAGTTCCTGGAGTACAGCCGGCAGGATATCGTCGCCATGCGTGAGATCGACCGCCGGTTGCCGAACTGGAACTACCGCGGCGATGAGCTGGCGTTGTGGCATCTGGACCAGCGTATCAACGATCGCGGTTTCGCCGTTGACCTGGACCTGGCGAACGCCGCTCTCGCGGCGGTGGCCGATGAACAGGCGCGGCTCAAGAAGAAGCTGGGCGCCGCGACGAACGACGTGCTCACGACGCCCAGCAAGCGCGACGAACTGCTGGCGTACATCCTGGCCGAGCACGGCGTGACGCTGCCGGACATGCGCGCCGACACGCTCCGGCGCCGGCTGGAAGACCCCGAGCTGCCCGAGGCGGTGAAGCTGCTTATCAGCATCCGTCTGGAAGCGACCAAGACCAGCACGGCCAAGTACAAGGTGCTGCTGAACGCTACGTCCAGTGACGGGCGCCTGCGCAACACGCTCCAGTTCTGCGGCGCCCAGCGCACGGGTCGGTGGGCAGGGCGCGTATTCCAGCCGCAGAACCTGCCGAGGCCGGACATGGAGAGTGGCGATATCGATGCCGGCATCGATGCGCTGAAAGCCGGCTGCGTCGAGCTGGTCACCGACGAGGTGATGCGCCTGACATCCAACGCCCTGCGCGGCTGCATCGTGGCGCCGCCCGGCAGGAAGCTGCGCGTGGCCGACTTGTCGAATATTGAAGGCCGCGGCCTGGCGTTCCTCGCCGGCGAGCACTGGAAGCTGTGCGCGTTCAAAGCCTACGACGAAGGCGACGGCGCCGACCTGTACAAGCTGGCCTATGCGCGCGCCTTCGGCATCCCGGTCGAGAGGGTCGACAAGTACATGCGCCAGATCGGCAAGGTGATGGAACTGGGCCTGGGTTATGAAGGCGGCGTAGGCGCGTTCCTGACGTTCGCCGCAGTCTACGGCATGGACCTGGATCAACTAGCCGATTCGGTGCACGCCAACGCGCCGCGCGAATGGCTGGAGCAGGCATCCGTCATGTGGGACTGGTTCAAGAAGAACAAGCGCAGCACGCTGGGCCTGCGCAAGCATGTCTGGCTGGCCTGCGAAGCGCTGGTGCTGATGTGGCGCGATGCACACCCGGCGACCAAGGCGCTGTGGAGCGCCGCCGCTGATGCCGTGCGCAAGGCCGTGGCGAACAAGGGTCAGACGTTCGGCGCCGGCCAGCACATCAAGGTGCGCTGCGACGGCGCATGGCTGCGCTGCCGCCTGCCCAGTGGCCGCTACCTCTGCTACGTGCAGCCGCAGATGGCCGAGGACGGATCGATCAGCTACATGGGCATCAACCAGTACACGCGCCAGTGGGGGCGCATCCCCGCCTACGGCGGCAAGTTCGTCGAGAACTGGACGCAGGGTTTTGCCCGCGACGTGATGGCGCACAATATGCCCGCTGTCGAAAACGCCGGCTACGAGATCGTGCTGTCGGTGCACGACGAACTGCTCACCGAAACGCCCGATGCCGACGATTACTCACACGAGACATTGGCGCGTATGCTGGCGATGAATCCGCCCTGGGCGCAGGGCTTGCCGCTCGCAGCCGCGGGCTTCGAATGCCACCACTACCGGAAGGACTGAGCCATGAACGATGCGATGAATGCCGAACTTTTCTGGGACGACTTTAACGCCGCCATGGAGTTTTTGGATGTGGACATTGAGCGCCGTGAGCGCCTCGCCAGCGTAAGCGTGGAAATATGCAACGGCGCCATCCGATACACGCGAGGTAGGCACACTGTCGAAATCGAGGTTAATCCCTCGTGACCCTCGAACGCGACATTGAACGCTACCTGGTCAAGCGTGCCCGCGAGGCGCGCGGCGAAGTGCGCAAAGTCCAGTGGATCGCACGGCGCAACGCGCCCGATCGCTTCCTGATGCTACCTCACAAACCCGGCGTCTGGATCGAGGTCAAGAACCCGGAGACCATCCGGACGTTCCCCGCCAACGCCCACGAGCGCGCGCAGCAGCGCGAGCACATCCGCATGCGCCAGCTCGGCCAGATCGTGAAGGTGGTGGGCACCATCGCGCAGGTGGACGAGCTGTTCGCGTGAGCCATCTTTTCACTCCTCGCCCTTACCAGTCGCTGGCGCAGGATTTCCTCCTGTCGACGCCGCGCGCCAACCTCTACGCAGGCATGGGGCTTGGCAAAACGATCACCGTCCTGACGCTGCTGGATGCGCTCTACAACGTCGTCGGCATCTCGGCCCCTACACTGGTACTGGCCCCCCTGCGCGTCGCCGCGTCTACGTGGCCTGACGAGGCGCGCAAGTGGGCACACCTTGGCGACCTGCACGTCGTCAGCGTGACCGGCAGCGCCACCGAACGCGCCGCCGCGCTGCGCCGCGACGCGCAGGTCTACTGCACGAACTACGAAAACCTGCCGTGGCTGCGCCAGTGGTTCGAGGACGCCGGCAAGCCATGGCCGTTCCGCCGTGTGGTCGCCGACGAGTCCACGCGACTCAAGTCGTTCCGCACCCGGCAGGGCGGCGTGCGCGCCAAGGCGCTCGGCAAGGTCGCGCACACGCAGGTGAAGAGCTGGATCAACCTGAGCGGCACGCCGGCGCCCAACGGGCTCATGGACCTGTGGGGACAGCAGTGGTTCATCGACGCCGGCCAGCGGCTCGGGCGCACGTACAGCGCCTTCCAGTCGCGTTGGTTCCGGCCGATCCCGCAAGGCGATGCGCAGTACGTCAAGTGGGTACCGAACGAGAACGCCCACGACGAGATCCACGCGCGGCTCGCCGACTGCACGCTGTCGATCGACCCGAAGGACTGGTTCGACTTGCGCGAGCCCATCGTCAACGTGATCGAAGTCGAGTTGCCGCGCGCTGCGCGCAAGGCCTACGACGACATGGAAAAGGAGTTCTTCGCCGAGATCGCCGGGCACGACGTCGAAGCGGTCAACGCCGCGGCCAAGTCGCAGAAGCTGCTGCAGCTGGCCAACGGTGCCGTGTACATCACGCCGGAAGGGTCGACGGACCGGGAGACGATCGAGGTCCACGACGTCAAGCTGCAAGCGCTGGAGTCGATCGTCAACGAAGCCGCGGGCATGCCGGTGCTGGTGGCCTACCACTTCAAGAGCGACCTGGAGCGCCTGCGTCGTGCGTTCCCGCAGGGCCGCGTGCTGGACAAGCGTCCACAGACGATCACCGACTGGAATGCCGGACGCATCCCGGTCCTGTTCGCCCACCCCGACAGCGCCGGCCACGGCCTCAACCTGCAGGACGGCGGCAACATCCTCGTGTTCTTCGCGCACTGGTGGGCGTTGGAGGCCCAGCTGCAGATCCTGGAACGCATCGGGCCGGTGCGCCAGCTGCAGGCCGGCCTCGACCGGCCCGTGTTCGTCCACTACATCGTGGCGCGCAAGACGATAGACGAGGTGGTGATGGCGCGGCGCGACGGAAAGCGCAGCGTGCAGGATGCCCTGCTGGACTACATGAAGCGGCGCGCTTAACCCCGGTTATCGGAGGGAACGCGCGGGTCTGCCTGCATCTTGCCCCGGTAGAACGAGGCCACGCCCAGCACGCCGCCGATCGCCAACCATGCCTCCGGCGGGATGGTGGGAATGGGCATCTTGAGCAGCGGCAGCAGCAGGTACACGCCCAGCCACGTCGTGCCAAACACGAAGCCGACGAACGGGCGCCAGCTGTAGGTGGGCCAGTGATCCGACTTGGCCTCGGCCTGCATGGTGGTATTCACCGCCTGCGCCGCCGCCGTCTCGGCGGTCAGCCGGTTCTGCTCGGCGGTCACCGCCAGCTTCTGCAGGCCAAGGGCCTGATCGCTTTCAATCTGCTTGAGCTTCACCGCGGCGTCGGGATTGGCCAGGGATGCCAGCACGGAGCCGGGGTCGTTGCTGGTGCCCAGCGCGGACGACACGATGGAGCCAATGGCTGCGCCCGCAGGGCCGCCCAGCAGGCCGCCCAGCAGTGGCGCCGCCTTGCCTACGTCGCTTGCGATATCCTTCCAGTTCATACGATTGCCCCCAGTGCATGCTTGGCCGCAGCCCAGCGCTGCAGTCGGTCATCGTAGCCGTTCAGGCCGCCATTGATGCGGCGGGTGATCGCCTCGAAGTCGCCAGCATCGGCCAGCGCGTTAAGCCCGTGCTGCGCCCACCACCAGGCGGCGACGAGGGGCGCGAATTCCGGCTCGGCCAGCAGCTCCGGCTGGCGGATGCAGTCCAGACACAGCGCGGCGCCCACGGCGTCGTAGTTGGCCCGGCCGGTGACCTGGATCAGGCCGCGACCGCGGAAGCGGAAACCGTCGCCCGGCTCCGTGTTGCCCAGCTCGCGCGCCTTGTCCGCCGGCGGCTCGTACTGGCGCTGCGCGGGCGTCGGTCCCCACAACTCCGTCAGCCACTTCAGGCCGCCGCTTTCGTGCCCTACCTGCGCGAGGAAAGCCGCCTGCCGCGCCGGCGTGTCGATGTCGTACTGCGACATGCCGTAGTCCAGATGCGGCAACCAGTCGACGGCCACCGTGGTCGGGCAACCAAGGCAGGCGGCGAGCGTTGCGGCGTCCATCACGGTCGATTCTTCGGCACGGTGGGCTGGATCGGCTTTGGGCCTTTCTGCCGCACCAGTCGCCCGACGAGGGCGCCCCACAACAGCGCCCAGGCCGCCATGTGCAGGTCGTAGGGCAGCGACTGCCCACACAGGGGATGCGACGCGCGCAGGTACATCGCCGCGCCGTCCAGCGTGCCGGCCGGGACAAGCAGGCGCAGGCTTAGCCAGTGGTGCGCCCGCTTCCAGTCGTCCACAAGGTGACGCATACACGCCTCCTTCCACCGGTTCATGCCGTCACTTCTTCGGTGGCGGGGTCAGGATGATGATGCTGTCGGGCGCCACCGGCAGCGACTGCAGGTAGGCGATGGCCGCCTCCCGGCTGTCGAACGCGTGGCCTTCGTGCGACGGTTGGTCATGGCGGGGCATGGCTGTTGTCCTTCGGCTTGAGTTGAGGGGCGATCATGTAGATGGCGTCAAGCTGGTCGTGCTGACCGTCCTGCCGCTGCTCCAGTGTAGCCATGCGGCTGGATACGTTCCAGCAGGTGGCCAGCGCCACGCCCAACGTGATGGCGGACACGAACAGAATCAGCACGGCGAAGAATCCGCCACCGTCCACGTTGACGTGCGACGTACCCACCTGGCTGCGCACCGGCTGGGCGTTCGCCCGGTGCAGTTCCTCCCGGGTTTCTCGCAACGCGTTGACGGTTTGACGCAGCGCTGCCGCCAGATCCTCGCTGACTTCCATGGGTCACTCCCCCGTTTGAATGCCCAGATGGCCCGCGATCTTGTATACCACCTTGGTGAGCGACGACAGCTCGCCCTCCAAGCGCTTGAGCGTTTCGTTGTTGACCGAAGCCGCAGCCGCGGCGTGCTCCACCTTGTCAAGCCGATCGCGCAGCTTGTCAACCTGCATGTGCGTGTAGCGCACGTAGCCCACTAGCACAAGGCCCAGACCCCAGCGAATCCAGTCCTGCAGTTCGATATCCACGACGTTAACTCACCGGCGGGTCGAGCAGCGAGGCCAGCCGCGCGTAGACCAGCGTGGCGAACGTCTCGGCGCTCAGTTGCTTGAGCTCGGCACAATCCTCCACCGTCAGGTTAACGGTGTCGTTGTCGTGGATTTTCTGCGCTAGCAGGAAACGCTTGAACTTGGCTTCGCCCGTCATCTGCGCATCGCTCTGCCGCGGCATGAACAACACGTGGATGAACAGCGCCCTGACGGTAAAAGGCGCACTGCCGGGATCGGCGGGGTTGGTGCGGATAACTTGGCCGTCGAGATCGGTGATCGATTGCGTGACGTCGAGTTGCATGAGGTTTTCCTGTTTGGTGAAGTATTTGGTTACCACGACGCTGCAGATACCGGCAGATAGTAGGTGGTGCCGCTGGCATCCTTGAACCTTATATATTTTCCGGCCACGAAATTCGCCGAATTCGTCGCATTCTGCACAGCCGTTCCGAGTTGAACCAGACCCGTGCCCTTTGGCACCAGCTTGAAATCAACGTTCGCGTCTGAACCCGACGCAGCCAGGCTGACGGCTCCGCCTGTCGCCGATGGATTCATGACGATGAAGTTGACGAACGATGGATCGGACCCCAACTGGAAAAGCGGGTGTCCGCCTTGCGTCGTGATGTAAAGCGTCCCGTCGGTAAACGAGATCATTTGCCCCGCCGTTGTGCTGGTTACGGAAGAACGGATGGATGCGCCCACGGCGCCCGCTACTGCGTACCAGTTGATCGCATACGACGAGGGGAGAGACATCGCTTCGGAGTAGGAGTTGTTGACAGTCACCGAACCACTGCGGAACACAATACCGGAGTTCCACGTCATAGGGTTGCTCGTGACGATTAACGCGGCTGTGCCGTCGAACTGGCCCGTCGAGGCCACGCCACATCCACAACTGAGTTGCAACCCCACGGTCGTATTGGAAGGTACTGTGTTATAGGGATCGAGTTTTTGCGACGCCACCATGTTTCGCGTAGAAATTTCTATACCTACCGCGCCTCCGCCAGTGTTGGCAATCTGCTGGCCTTCGATGTACGCTCCCCACGCGTAGGACTGATACGTCGTGTTGTTGTTGACGCCCAGGCCGTAAAGACCGATAGCCGCCGAGTTGGCCGCCGTTGCGTACATGGATTGCGCGCCGCCGAAAATCGCCTGCTCGGAGAATGGGTTGTTGTTCGTTTCCACCGACAGCATGCTCGGCGTAAGGAACGTGGCGTAGCCATTCGCTTCATAGAACTGACTAACCCAGTCAGCTGATCCTCCTGAGCCCATCGATCCATCCGAAGCCGTCGCGCCACCCAAAAAAATGCGGTCGTTGAACCGGTTTATGACGGCGCCATTTTGCGAGAAGAACTGATTGGTAGCCGGCTGGTTGAAATTTATTTTCGACGAGCTAATTGCGGCATTGGCAGCCACGTTGACATCGAGCACGGAACCGGCGCCAAGTCCACTGGGCGTTAGGTTGACCAGCGCAGTGCCCGCAGCGTTCCAGCCGATCAGCTGTCCGGCGACGGGCGCGGGCAACGTCGTCGTGACGCCCTGCACGGCAAGAGGAAGCTGCATGCACTGCGTCAGCCCCGTTTGCAGCTGCTGCGTAAGAATCGTCAGATAGTCCAGCGCATCCTCCAACACTTGCGGGTAGAAGCCGCCATTGTTGGTAATCGACGTGCCCTGTAGCTCAGCCACCTGCGAGCTGAGGATCAGCTCGTAGCCGTTCGGCAGGTTGCTGTTCAGCACGATCGAACCGCCCGGGCTGGCGTTCTGATCTGCGTTGAGCGTTACGCTGTAATTGGTCGTGAGCACCAGCGTGGTTATATTGCCGCTGGTGTCGGTCTGCTGCGCCAACAAGTCGCCGGCCTGGAACACCTTGAAGGCGAACGGGTAGGTATTGACCAGGCCGGTGCCCGTGTAAGGGCCGGCGGTGCGAACGGTAGACGAGATGGTCATCGTGCGATCCTAGTGCTTGCGCTGGCCGTGGCCGAGCAGGACGCCTTCGGCGAGTTCCCCCGCGTTCTTCGGGCGTTCCTTACCGGTGTGGACATTGTAGAGGTACTGCGCGGAGTGTCCAATCTGGCCCAGGCCGGGGATGTGCAGGCCCATGCCGGCGGCGTCGGCGGCGTGTGCGATGGGGTTGGCCACTTTCTTGCCTTCGGCGGCATGGGCCGCATCCTTGGCCGGCTGCGCCACGGCCTGCAGCCAGTTCTCCACGCCCACGATACCGGCGTGCTGGTAGCCGGCCAGAAAGGCGTACACGTCGCGCCCGAACGGCAGCATGCCGGCGCCTTCGGATGCCAGCGCTTCGGAGCCCCATTTGCCCCAGTCGTCCTTGCTGGGCCATCCGTTCTGGATCACACCGGCCCACAGCGCCGGCACGATCAGCGCCGCCATGGCGCGCGCCGCGATGACGGGGTGCGACATGCGGCCGGTGCGCCATGCGTCGGCCATATCGGTGGCCTGCCCCAGCGTGTTGTTCATGAAGCCGTACAGCGTCGTGAACAGCTTGACGCCCTCGTGCGGGTTGGTCATCAGGTTGGATCGCGCCGATTCGATCTGTGACCCGTGGGCCTCGCGCACGACCTGGTTGGCGTAGCGCACGGCCTGGTCGTGCGCCAGAGGCGCGCCGGTGCCGCCCTGGTTCTTGGGGATGCCTTCGGTCACGGCGCGGTCGTAGGCGCCATGGGCCGTCGCCACGGCGGTGAACAGATCGGCGTAGGCCACGGCGGCGTGGCCGAAACGCTCGGCACGTGACCGCAACGATTCGGGCTTGAACAGGCTGCCCACGGTCTGCCGGTAGTCGCGGTCCTGCTGCATGGCGCGGGCGCGGATCTCGGGGAACTTGTCGAAGGCCTCCTGCAGCTGCGCCTTGTAGTCGTAGGCCATGGCCGCCTGACGCGCCAGATAGTACTTCTCGCCACCGCCCACGAAGTAGCCCGCGCTCTTGATGGCCGCGCTGCCGCCGTGCTTGAGCACGGTGCTGGCGCGCAGGGCGATGGCGTTCATCACCATGCCGGTGCGCGTGTAGTGCAGGAAGCGGCCAAGCGTGCCCACCTCCTTGTCGATTTTGTAGCCATTCGCGATGCGGCCCAGCCATGTGTACAGCGCGTCGTACTGCTCGCGGCCGTAGGACTTGAAAAATTGCGACTTGAACTCCGGATGGCTGATGATTTTGTTGACGTTGATGAGCGGCTCGCGGTAGGCCAAATCGTGCACCGTCTCCTTCAACGCCTGCTCCAGCGCTTCGTGGCGCAGGTCGATGGCGTCGGTGTAGCCATCCACGCGCGCGTTCATGCTGCCGTTCGTGGTCGTATCGCGGCCGAAGAAGTCGGAACCGAATCGGATTTCGCCGTCCTTGACGACACGCTCGGCCTGCTGCTTGTCGCCCAGTCGCGAACGCAGCGGGTCATACCGGATCGGCATGTAGCCGCCGGGCATCTCCACCGTGCTGCCGTCCGCCAGCCGCAGCGCGTAGGGCCGCGGTTCGATCTTCGGCGGAACGACCTGACCCAGCCGTTCGTACTGGGCCTTCACTTCCGGCCAGTATTGGTTGATCCATCCCCATTGCGCCTTGACCGCTTCGACATCCTTGGCCGTCAGCTTGCCGTCGAGGAAGGCCCACACGTCCTCCGGCTTCCAGCCGTAGCCCTTGGCAAGCTTGTCGAAATTCGACTCGTTGCCGGCATGTGCCGCGATCTGGATCAGGTTGTCGCGCGTCAGGCGCATCGGCACGGTGCGCCCGGCTTCCTCGCTGGCCTTGGCGTCGGCCAGCTGCGCGTTGGGCACGCTGTCGAACATCGACGTCTGCCAGTCGCGGCCCAGCGTCGCGGCGAGATCGCGGGCACGGGCGGACTGTTCGCGCATCAGGTCCAGCTTGCGATAGTTCGCTTCGAACACCTGGTTGAACATCTCGTGGAACGGGCCGAGCGTGTCGTGCATGTCGAACTGGTTGGCCTTGAAATACTGGGGCTTCAACTCGGCGCCTGTCGCGCGCAGGGCGCTACCCATGCGATCGAACGCCAGCTTCACCCAGCCGGCGTCGCGGTTGTTCTCGTGGCTGTAGATCTGGTCGGCCGTGAACGTGTCGCCGCGCTCCTGCATCTTCGGCACGAAGGTGTTGCGCACCAGATCGTCCAGCGCGACCTGCTGCCCGTCCCACAGGGCCATGAGCTTGTCGCGGCCGATCTTCTCGATGCTGCGCACGGTGTCGTACAACCCCCGCAGCTGGCTGACCGTCATGTCGCGGTAGCCGGTGCGCGGCGTAGCCGCCAGCTGCGTCTCGTCCACCAGCGGACTGTAGCCGGCCAGCTGCTGCGACTCCAGCCACTGGTGCAGGTTCTCCTGCGCGCGCGACGGCTTGGCGGACGGGTTCGTGCGGAAGTCGTAGGCCGACAGCAGTTTCAGCACCTGCTCGCGCTCTTCCGGCGCCATCGCCTTGAGCGGGTTGACGCGCTGGAACCGCTTGAAGTAGGTGAGCGCCTTGGCGATGTCCTCGCGCGCGTCTTGCGCCTTGCGCGCCAGCTGGTTGTTCAGCAGCTGGGCGCGTTTCTGCACCGCGGCCGTCTCGGTGTCGCCTTTCTTCATGGCGTCCATCGCCGCCTTGCCGGCGCGGCCTTCCTGCGCCTGGAACTGGCGCGGGTTGACGTCGCGCACCTTGCGCGCGCTGATGGCGCTCTCTGCGGCCTCTCCGGCGGCCTTGGCGAGCAGCCGGGCCGGCCCGGTCGCCTTGGCCAGGGCGTTCAGCTCGCGCGCCAGCACGCGAGTGCGCACGTCGTTGTGGATGGCGCTCTCGGCCGCGCGCTCGATGCTCTGCGGGTCGACCAGCTCGCCGTGCTCTTCCAGCATGCGCTGGTCGGTGAGACCCTCGATCATGTCGCGCCGCGGTTCGCGCCCGGCCAGCTGGCGCACCATGCTATCGCCCGAGTTGAAGCCGAACATGTCGGCCACCAGGTCCGGGTGCAGGCCGTCCGGACTGGTGAGCCCGCGCAGGTCGGCCAAGTCCACCGGGTTGTTCATCCGGCGCAGGTCGTCGGTGTTCAGCTTGAACCCCTGCGTCGCCTTGATCGCATCGCCGTTGGCGTCCTCCGTCTCGCCAGTGCGCAGGAAGCGCTCGGCCTTGTAGAGCGGCATGTCGTCGACCTGCCGGGTCACCCGCTCGCGGATATCGGCGCGCGCATTGCGCGCCTCGCGCTGCAGGGACCGGATCGCCCGGTCCTTGGCGTTGCCCATCCACCGCATGTCCTTGATGGACTTCGCCTGCAGGTCGCTGATGGCGTCCTCGGTGGACTGGCGCAGCTCGTCCTGGTACTTGCCCCAGGCGTCATCGGTCATGCCTTCGGGTTTCACGTGGAACATCGGCAGCATGCCGCGCGCCGCCTGCGTCCGCTCGATCATGTCCTGACTGGCCAGCATGCGGTCCATGACGCCGCGCACGTCGTCGGTGAGCGACACGTGCAGCTGCGTCATGGACTTGTAGACGTTCACGAGCCATGCACGGAAGCGGCCGTACAGGCTCTGCAGCTCCATGGTCGGCGCCTTGCCGCTCATGAGGTACTGCTCGAAGCCGCGGGCGAACTGCTCGTGGAAATCGCGCTTGTCCTCCAGCGACATGCCGCGCCACGTGGCCACGTCCTTCACGCCGAACCAGTCCAGCACGCGCTGCATGTCCTTCCCCGCCGCGCTGTCGGTGCCCATCTTGCCCGCCAGGTCGCTGTAGACCTCCAGGAAGAAGTGGCCGGACTCGTGCAGGAAGGTGGACAGGTCTGCGCCCTTGAACAGGCTGATGCTGGCGCCCTTGTCGACGCCGCGTTCGTCAAACGCGATCGAACCGCGCGACGGCTGGTTGTAGCTGCGCAGGCCTTCCAGATCAGCCAGTGCGCGGTTGACCTTGCCCCGCGCCACGTCGCGCGACAAGTCGTCGCCGTGCGACAGGACGGTCCACGGCTCGCGGCCTACGCCATGCTGCACGACCACCTCGCCCGCGCGCGCATGCGTGTCGACGGCATCGACGCCGTAGAGCGGTTCCACGGAGCCATCGCGACGAATGATGGCGCGCGTCTGCCCGGCCGCCTTTTCGTCGGCCACGCGATGCTGCGCTTCCAGCGACGCCGACGACTCGCCGCTGGCGTTGTTCTCGGCCTGCTCCACGCGGCCTAGCGCTTCGCGGGCGCGCTGGGAATCCGGGTGCTCGTAGGGCTTGGCCACGATGTCCGGCGGCGGATTGCCGGTGTCGGCTTTCTTGGCGGCGTCCTTGATTTCGCCGTCGTAGCTTTCCTGGTAGGACTTCGGGTCGATGCCGGCCGCACGCACGGCGGCATCTTCCTCACGCTCGGCCTGGTTATGCGCGTCGGTGTAGCTCCAGCCCTGGTCCTCCAGCGCGCGTTCGCGCAGCTCGTGCACGCCAAGAAACGGCGAGCGGTCCACGTCTTTCTCGGTGCCATCGGCCATGCGCAGCTTGGCGACCGGCTTCCAGCTCCGATCCGCGTAGACCGTGCTGCCGTCGTCGGAGCTGCCGCCCAGCAGCTCCACGTCGTGCTGCTGGTTGAACTTAACATCGCCGAAGCCCGTCACGCTGACGGTGCGCTCCGGCGCCGCCCCCTGGTCCAGTGACGGGCGTGTAAGCTGGTCGCTGCGCACTTCGGCCGGGTACTGCGCCATGACCTCGTGCGGGAGCTGGCCGGTCTTGCTGGCGGTGGTCTCGAAGAACGCGCGCCACATCTTCGCGTAGGCGCTGTTGACGTCCTTCGGAAAGCGGCCCGTCGCGTCCAGCTGCTGCTGCACGGTATCCTCAACCTGCTGCCCGGACTGCTGGAACGCTTCGTCCTGCACGCGTGCATCGGCCACCTTGGCCCGGTCGGCAAAGGACCGTGCGTTGTCCTGGTAATACTGCTGCGCCTCGGCGAACGTCATGCCGTCCGGCGAGGTGCGCAGGTGCGGCTGCAGCGCCTCGTCCACCTTGCTGCCGGCGATGTGTTGGGCGTAGTCCTCGATGGGAAGCTGCACCATGCCCCCGGTCTGCAGCCCCTCGCGCATCTGCTTGGCCACGCCGGGCATCGTCTGCGATAGCTCGTCGGCGCTCACGCCCGACTGGTCCAGCACCTGCGCGAACTGCTTGGCGTCCACGTACAGGTCCGGCGTGCCGGCGCGGTCGGCGACGTCCGACACGAACTGCTTGAACTGCTCCGGGTCGCGGTCGCGGAACTTGGACGCCGTGAACAGCTGGCTGAGCCCGGCGACGCGCTGCGCGTCTTCGGTCGCCGCTGCCGCAGAGCCAGCGTTCTGGATCGCCTCGCTTTCCGCCGGCGGCATACCGTGCAGCGAAAAGAGCGTATTCAGGCCGTAATCCATGATCTTCTGATCGACCGGACGCTCGTCCCAGGGGCGGCTGCCTTGCGTCAGGTCCGTGGCGGCGTTGTTGGCGACGACACGCCCGATCAGCTGCGCCAGCGTGTTCTTCGGGAGCAAGCGCCCCACGGCACCGAAGGTGGCGCCAGTGAGCGCGTTGCTGCCGGCGGCCGCGCCAATCTTGCCCAGGGCTTCGCCGGCGCTGGCGCTGTTAAGCGCGTTGCCCGTCTCGCCAAGGGCGCCCGCCGTGCCCAGCGTGGCTGCCGTATTGCCAGCCGACGCCAGCGTGGACGTCAGAAGGGAACCGCCGCCCACGGCGCCCAGTGCGCCGGTGACGCCGAGTCGGCCCAGGCCGTAGGCCGCCACCTTCATCGGCGCGCCGGCCATGAAGCCCAACAGGCTACCGGCGCCGGCGCCGACACGTCCCGCTGTGGTCTGTGCCTCGCCAAAGCGGTTGGGCACGATGCCCAGTGTGCCGACATGCACGGCCTGCCCGGCGAACTGCTCCGGCAGTTCCGACTCGCCGCCCACTGCCGAGCGCGCTTGGCCAGCGGAGATGCCCAGCTGCTGCTCGGCGGTAAGGTTGGCCGCCTGCGCGCGCTCCAGTTCCGGCATGCGGAACAGCGAGCCGATCCATGACGAAAGCCGCTGGCCCCACGACGGTTGCCACGCCTGCATCGTGCCCTCGATCGCCGCCATGTTCGGCACGTCGTCGTGCAGCATGCGCGTGTTGTCGAGACTGGCCAGAACCTTCGCCGTTTCCGGGTATTTGCTGGCGATGGCATCGGCGGGGAACTGCTGCAGCGCGGCCTGCGTCTTGATGGCGTCCGGTTGCGCCCGCGCTGTATCGGTGGGCACACCTACCCGCTTTGCGAGCGCTTGGATCTGCGCCTCGCGATCGGGCTGTGTGTTGACCGAAAACTGCATGTTGTTACGCAGGGTCGCGGGCGAAGGCGCGCCGGGCGCGGCGCCCGCCAGGAAGTCGTCCAGCGACTGCGCGTCCGCGGGCGCTTGTACCGGCGCGGTGTCGGTCTTAAGGAAGTCGTCCAGCGACGGCTGGCCGGGCGCGGCGTTCGGGGCGAGCGCGTTATCGGCCATGCTGCATCACCCACTGCTGGTACTTGTAGAGGCGGTCGTTTTCCGTGGCGTTCGGCATAGCCGCTTCCAGCTTGCTGCGGTCGGCGGAAGGGATATCGCTGTAGCCCATCGACAGCACGGGCTTGGACGACCAGTGGCCGAAGAGGCCGCGCAGGTTCACATTCTTGGCGAACAACTCATCGACGCGCTGGCCGATTTCCTGCGGCGTCATCTTGCGACCCAACTCCTGCTGCTGGGCGAAAATGTCGTCACGCACGAACTTCTGGATCTCGCCCACACGTGCCAGGTTGTCGGTGTCCGTCTTGGTCGGCGACGGGTTGATACCGAGGTTGGCCAAGCGCTCGTTCAGTGCGGTGTTGAGCGCAGGGCTGTTGATCGCGCCAGCCGAGTTGTCCGTCTTGCCATTCAGGATGTTGCCGCGCTCGTCGGCAAAGTGCTTGAAGTCGGCGGCGGACAGCACCGTGCGCAGCTGCGTGAACTGCGCGTCGGACAGCGCGGCCATGGCTTCGGGATGGCTGGCCAGCTTGGCGTATGCCGCCGGGTCCGTCTGCGTCGTGTCCTTGCTGAGCGCGGTAGCGAACGCCTGCGCCTTCGTGTAGTTCTCGGGGTCTTGCGCCAGTGCGGTCTTGAGGTTGCCGTCCAGTCCGTTGAAGTCGCCGTGATTGGCAATCAGAGCATGCTGCGCTTGGCTCAGCGTCTGCTCGCCCCGTTCCTTGACCGACGTCTGCAGCATATCGAACTGGCGTGCCGCCGCAGCCTGCGTGAGCTTGACCTGTTCGGGCCGCGGGTTCGTGCCCAGCCGCGCGACAGCATCCTGCACGAAGGCCAGCTTCGTCGGCATCTGCGGCGCGCCGGCGCCCGCGTCGTACTGGCGCGTGATGTTCCCCACGTAGGCTTGGGTTTCCGCCGGCATCTGCGTCAGCCACGCGCCGCCCGCGTTCTTGATCGCCGCGTCAACCGCGCCACTACCGGCGTTGTAAGCCGCCGCCGCCTGTGCCACGTTGCCGTACTTCTGCACGTAGGCGCTGAGCAGCTGGCGCCCGACGCGGTTGTACTCGTCCGGCGTATCCGACTGCGCCGGCTGGATACCGAAGCCGGGATTCGCCGCCGTGGCGTCCGTGACCTGCATGCTGTACTTGGCGCCCTTGGCGGACGTCAGCGGCTGCCCATTGGGCAGCAGATCGCCCTTGCCGCCGGATTCCTGCTGCAGGATCAAATTCGTGAAGCGGTCCATGCCGGTGGGCTGCAGCGCCGACTGGAAATTGGCCGTGGTCGCCGTGGTCGCCGTCAGCGCCACCCGGCTGTCTACGTCGCGATTGACCTGCCCCTGCACGCGCAGGACGTCGTCGGCCGTCATGTCGCCCTTGTGGGCGTTCAGGAACAGCAGGGCGTAGTCGGGGTTGTTGTTCTCCAGCGCCGCTTGAATGACGTGGCTGTACATGCCGCTGACGGTCTGCTGACGGTTGGCTTCGATCTCGTCGGCCGACATGCCCATCAGACGTCCGGTCTGCACCACGGCGGCCTCGGCCTGCTGTACCGAGGTGCCCACCGTATCCGGATTGCTCCAGCCCAGCGCGGCGGAGTTCTGCGCCAGCTTGAGCGCGCCGCTCTGGGTCGACAGCGCGTAGTTGTGGAACTGCTGCAGCGTGTGGCGCTGCACTTCGCCTTGGAAGCCGGTCACGAGGCCCTGCGCCTCGCGCTGGAACATCTGCTGCTGCGCGGGCGTGCTCAGGCCGTCCGCGATGGACGACGCGGCGCTCTGCAGCTTGCCGCCATACTCGTCCACTAGGGACTGGCCGCCAGGGCGCTCCAGCGCGGCGCGGCCTTGCTGCGCCAGATAGCCGGTGCTGGGGTCGTTCGGATCGCCGTAGGTGAGGTTCTGCTGGGCTTCGCGCAGCTGGTTCATCGCGTCGTTGACGCGGACCTGGTTAGCCAGCTGCAGTGTTTGCGTGGCCTCGGCGCTCACCTCGTTGCCGATGCCTGCAGCCACCGCGCCCTGACGCTGCAGCTCTTCGCCGCCCTGACCCATGGCCATGTAGGCGAACCGGCTTACCTGCGGCGCCGGTAGCTCGCTGGGCAGTACGCTGGGGACGGTCTGTTCGGGTACGGTGGGCATCGTGCGCTCGCGTCAGGAAGTGGGCACCGGGGCGCCGTTCATCGCGTTGTTGTAGCGGTACCAGCTGTTGGCGACCGAGCCGGCGCTGCCCAGCAGCGTGGTAAGTCCCGTCGTCGTCGGGTTCAGGTTGGACGCGGCGTAGCGGTCGATGGTGCTCTGCGTCTGGTAGCCCCACGCGGCGCGCAGCGCATTGTTGTGGATGGTCGTCGCGTCCATATTGCCTATGACCTTGGTGCCCGCCAGCAGGTCGAGCGCGCTGCCGGAGCCTAGCTGGACGCCGTTGGCCGCCAGCTGGGCGCGCTGGCGGCCGAATAGCTGGCCACTCTGCAGGCGCGAATCTTCTTCCTGTACCTGCCCGCTGGCCAGCGCCTGCGAACTCTGCCACTGCGCAATCTGCGCGTCCATGCCGAGCATGTTCCTGCGCGCGGCGGTGCTGTCGTAGGCGCCCACCGCCTGCGCCACACCGCCCACCGCCTGCGCGCCCATGGCCAGCGCTTGCGTGTTGAACCCGCTGGAGACCGCGGAGGTATCGGGCATGTTGATGCCCATGCCACCCATGTACGTGACGTTGGATGCCATGGGGGTAGTGCTGGAGAAAGGCATGCTAGTTCCCCACGTCAACGTCAAGGGTGAGCGAGTCGACAATCAGCGGGAGCGGATCGCTCTGTTGGATGCACAACTCGCCACTGGTTCCCCACTCCGGGTCGAGCACGATCTCCAGCTCGTCCGTAATCAGCGCCGGCGGCGAACCGTAGGGCTCCGTCGTGCGCTGCGGATACTGTACCAGCGAATCGAAATCCGGGCCGGCGTAAACGCCCGATGTGTTGACCACGCGGATGTACGCCTTGTTGATGGCCTTCGGGCGCCCCTGCCCGAAGTCGAAGGCGTAGTACACGAACGGCAGCGTCTGGATCTGCGACGTGATTGGCAACCCGATCTGCGCCGTGCTCACCGGCTGTTCCAGCGTGATCGTGCCGGTGTTGCTGACGACCACCTGCGGCATCACTGCGCCGTCGCCCAGCACGGATACCGTTTGCCCGATCAGCCAGGTCAGGCCGCTGATGACCGTGGCCGGCAGCGACATCGTGCCGGTTTCCGTCAGCGCGCTGGCCAGCGTGATCGTGAAGGTGTTGGCGTTAACCGCGGTCACCGTGTAGCTGCGGTTGAGCGACAGGTCGGAAAAGGCCAGCGGCACGTACTGCCCCGTCGTCAGGCCGTGGTTCGCGAGAGTGCAGGTAAGCGTCGTGCCGGCGGCGCTGTACGTGCCACTGGGCGCGGTATACGTCGCGCCGCAGTCCACGAAGAACGCTTCGGACGGCAGCGGAAAGGCGCGCGAACTCAGGCGCTCGATGCTGCGCTGCGTCGCGCCGTTGATCGTCCGATTGACGGCCACGTACAGGAAGTCCTCGCTACCGCCGTAGGGGTTGGCCTCGGTGATGACACAGCAGCTTTCGAACAGCCCGTTGGTCGTGTCGTGGTGGTGCCATGCGCTGATCTGCTGCTCCGGCACGTACGTCATGCCCAGCAACGCGCCGTTGTTGTTGACGCACCACAGGATCGGCGTCGGCGCGTTGCTGAACGCCATATCCACGATATCGTTGTAGTCGAACAGATGCCCCGCCAACAGACTGACGTCGCCCGTCAGGTAGCTCTGCGCCTGCCAGTTGTACGCCAATTCACGGATGTGGCCCCCGCGCGACGCGCAGTACAGGACCATGTTGTTCACGACCTGCGGCTGCGTGTCGTTGGCGCCGACGTACGATTGCGGCTTCACGCTCACGTTGGCCGCGCTGATCGCGTTGCCATCGGTGGAGAACATGCGGAACTCGCAGCTGGCCGTCAGCAGGATGACGTCCTGCACCGGAACGATGTGCCGGATCGAGCTGGCCTGCCGCGCGGCAATCGTCAGCTCCAGCCGATCATCTGCCACGCTCGGAATGTGGTAGTTCAGGCTCGTCTCGGTGCCTGAACGCGTCGCGATCACTTCCTGCGGCGAGTTGTTCCAGCCGGCGAAAGCGCGGCGCTGCTCGAAATAGCCCACGGCCTGCGGATAGTACCCGGCGCCGCTGTTGAAGTTGGAGCTATCGACGTAGGGCGGCGTCTGACTGATGTTCGGCGTGATGTTGTTGTCGGTGAACGTCAGCGCGCCGGTGGCGCCCACGGAGCCCACCAGGCCGTAGATGCCGTTGACGTTCTCGTAGACGTTATACCGGATCGCCCCGGTGACAGATGAGAGCGTCAGCCGGGCGTAGTTGCCCGCCACCGATAGGTCGATGGCCACCGCCGTGGTGACCGATGGTGATTGCAGCGATTCGTCCGAATTGTTGGTACCAGAAATCGCCGTCACCGCGTAGGTGTGGAACGTCGGGTTGCCCCCGCCCGGACCACCGGTGGTGATGGTCGGTGCCGCGGGTGCGCTGATCGTAGGCTGAAAGGCGACGGGCGCGAACTGCCAGTCCGTCGCGCCGTAGCGCCGCAGTTCGGTGACGGGGTAGTTCGGGTGCGTCAGCGTCAACACGTCAGCGGACTGCACGTAATGGATGGAAAACAGGTCTGCTGCGGCGTACTGATTCGGTATCTCGTAGGTACCATCCGATGGCATCGCATACCAGTACGTCGCGTTTGGCGGCGTGTGATTGGTGTTAGCGGCGATGCAGTAGTACTGCACGCCGCCGACAGCTGCCAGATCGCCCACGTTGTATGCCGTGCCGCTGTTCCACGCCGGTGCGGTGGCCTGCAGCGTCTGCGCCAGCGCGTGAAAGCGCGTGAAGCCGGCGCCTAGCTCGATGGCGAACTGCTGGACGTTGTTGTAGCTGAACGGGATGAGGCGCACCTTGTTGGCGCTGGCGCCGCCGGCGGTCTTGACGAACTGCGTGCCGGTGCGATTGCGCAGCGAGCCGTAGGGCTGCGAGATGACGTTGCGGGCGAGTGCCACGCCTTGGGTGAACTTGTTGAGGTCGACGCGGCCGAACATCTCCGGCGAAATCTCGCCGGAGCTGAACGCCTTGCTCATGGTGCGCTGGGTAGCCATATCAGCGGTTCACGATCCAGGCGACGGACTGCGCAATCGCGGTGTGGCGCTGCTGGGCGTCCGCCGATGCCGCCTTGTTGAACCACTCGCCGATGAACTCCTGGCGCAGGGCGGAGGCCATCTGTCGCCCCTCGGTGCCCTTGATGATCGGCCCGGCCAGCTTGGACGCCAGCAGGATCACGAGTGCCTCGGTGAACAGCGGCGAGAACTTCGTGGTGTCGGTGATCGCCGCGAGATACGTCAGCTGCGCGTTCTGCTGGTTGGTGTAGAGGATCTTGTTGCCCGCGGTGTCGACTTCCACCACGAACGGCTGGGGCGAGTACACCGCCGGGATGTTGTTCTGCCCCGGGTAGGGGTAGGGGTAGACACCGTAGAGCGGAATCGGCGTGGAGAAGTCGTCCGGCGCCAGGGGGTCAAGCACGACGAGCGCGCGCATGCAGTCGCCGGGCAACGCGTAGACGTACTGCCACTGGTTGCTGGTTTCGCTGAGCAGCGACAGCGCGGCGCGCTTGGTGGCGAAGTTCCAGGGGTGCATCTCCAGCAGCTGGTCGCGCGCCATGGGGTAGAAGCGTGCGCAATGCCCCGCCTGCGCGCTGCTGTCCGGCGGCTTGATGCTGGACACGTTGGCGGCGTCGCCCACCACCGCTAGTGCATCGTTGCAGATATCGACCTCGGAACTCATGCTGGCCACCTACAGAAAAGAGGGGGCGCAAGGCCCCCTCAACGTACCACGCCCGACGAGGGGTATCAGGCGACCGACTGGCCGAACTTCACGCCCAGCTTGTCCGCCGCCGCCATGAGTGTCTGCGGAGTCGGCGGGGGAGTGATCTCCTTGGCGACGTCCTCGAAATCGGTCTCGTTCACCTCGGTGGGCGGCACGCCGCGCGAGGCGGCATGCAGCTTGACGGCCGTGATGAGCTGGTCGACTTCCAGAGGCAACGGCTTGACCTCCGCCGCCTTCGACGCCGCCTTGTCGGCCGGCTCGAAGTTGACGGGGCTGACTTCGCCATCCAGGTCCACCACGTCGCCCGCCTGCACGATGCGGTTGTGGACGAAGGACGTCACGAGTGCACGGTACTTGGCCATGTCGGTCGCTCCTTACAGGACCTGGAAGCCGGAAGCGTAATTCTCCGGCACGTCGCTGATGCCCTGGTTCGGCTGCAGGGAGGCGAACAGTGCGCCGGCGGCGACGGTGCCCACGATCACGTACTGGACTGCCAGGTAGCGACGGTTCGGGTACGGATCGACGCGGCCGCCTTCCAGCACGAGCCGCGTGCCGGCCGTCAAGTTGGCGATCGGCGTGGCGCCGGTGGTCGACAGCACCTGCACGTTGGTGGAGATGCCGGCGTCGTCGGCCTGCACGAGCTGGGCCTGCACGCTGGTGCCGCCGCTGAACGACGTGGTGACCTCGATGGGGACGACCAGGTTGTCGCCCTTCATGATGTCGCGCGCCGTCTGCAGGTCGTAGACATTGGTGGAGGTGACCGTCGTGTTGGTACCGGTGACGGTCTGGCCCGTCACGGTGGAACCCACGATGGAGCCCGAGAAAATGGCGTTGTTGTCGAGAATCATGGCTGTTTGCTCCAGCTGAAAATGGGGTAGAGGCTAGGCGTCGTCAGACAACCCTCGCCTCCGTGTTCAACAGCTGATCCACGCGACGGATCGGCACGCCCATGAAGGACAGCCAGTTCATCGGCGTACCGAACTGGGACAGGCCCTTCTCGATCGACAGCGCGTTGTTGCTCTTGTTGAGCGCCTGCACGCGCAGCATCGAGTAGATCGTGCGGTTCATGTAGAACGCGCCGCGGCCCATACCCCAGTTCGGGATGCGGTCCAGCGAGCGCGACATGAGCGCCACGATGTCGGCGGCCGCCGACTGCGCCACGAGGTTGGCGGTGTTGATGTTGGCGATGCGCACGGCGTAGCGCCAGTCCTTCACCACCATGCCGTTCTTCCACTCGTAGTGGGTCTGCAGCGCCTGGTAGCGGTTGCCGTTCGAGTCCAGCACGGGCGCGTTCGTGGTGACGTCCTCGAACACGAGGCCGGCGCGACTGCCCTTCGGGAAGGTGCAGAACACGGTGTTCTCGCCCCACAGCACGAGCCAGATGGACGCGTTGTTGGTGGAAGTGCCACCGGCGTCGAGGATGTTCTGCGCGTTGCCCGCGCCGGAGATGGCGCCGTAGCGCGTCGACAGCCCGGTGTACTGCGCCGGGTTGGTGGCGACGTTGCCGTAGAACATCGTCTGCGACTGCTGCTGGTTCATGGCTTCGAGGAACGCCTGATCCTCGGACAGCCGGAACTGCGCCTCGTTGCCGTTGAGTTCGGCCAGCGCCTTGTCGACGGTGCTGTAGGCTTCCAGCATGCCGACGCTTTCGTCCACCTGCGCGGTGGTCGACTTGCTGGAGGGAACGCCGGCGTTCAGCAGGCGCCAGTAGACGCTGGGCAGGCCGGTGCGGATCGTGACGCGGTGACCGGTCGGCAGGTTGCCTTCCACGAAAACCGCATCTTCGAGGATCTCGTTCGACTGCGACAGCAGTTCGGCGATGACGGGAATCTTGCCGTCCGGGTCCAACCGCTTGGCCCAGTCGGCGAGGGTGAGTGCGCCAGTGGTGAGAGTTGCCATGGTCTAGTGTCCTTTAACGGGAGCCGTAGAGAATGTCGGCGGCGGATTTCCCTTGGTTGGAGGAACCCGAGCCGCCGGCTACGAAACGATCCTGACTGACGAGCCGCCCCGCTTTCATGAGGCCCCGGATCATCTCCGGGTGGTTGCCCAGGCCTGAGTCGTTCAGCAGTTTGACGAAGTCCGGAGAGAAATAGGCGTCCATCGCGCGCTTGGCCAAGCCCAGGTTCTCGCTGAGCTTTTCGCCGCCGATTTCCTTGTCGGCCGTGGTCTGCGTTTTCCACCCCTCGACCGTTGCCTTGAACGCGTCCGCCTGCTGCTGGGCAATCGCGGGCGCGACTTCCGACAGCAGTTTCTGCGCAGCGTCCTGCGGCATGTTCAGCGACTTGGCGACCTCGCCGTATTTCGCGAGCACCTTGTCATCCAGGGCGATGCCTTCGGTCTTCTGGAACTCGTACTTTTCCGGCGCGCCGGGAGGCGCGTCTGCCGGCTTGGAGTCGGCAGCGGGTGCCGGCGCAGGCGCTGCGGCGGGTACCGGAGCGGACGCGGGGGCGGCTGCGGGGCTCGATGCCGGTGCGGGACTCGACGCGGGAGCAGCGGCGGGAGCCGATGCGGGCGCGGGAGCCGCGGGTGCGGGAGCTGCTGCGCTGTCAGTGGTCGTTTGTGCGCTCGGATCGCTCATGGTCTTTTTGCTCGCTCAACATGGTGGCGTACAGCTCGGGGGTGTGTGCGTGGATGAGGCCCAAGATCTGCAACCCGAGATTCCGTTGTCCCTCGCGGAAGAACGTTTCGGAGTTGCCGGTGAAGGACGATCGGTACACACCGGCCTTTTCAAGGAGGCGCCACACGAAGCGGCGCCCCCTCTTGTTCGACATGATCCACTTGAAGTCATCGGCTTCGAGGTTCGCAGCGAGTTGCGTCTTGCGTCGCATCTCGGCCTGCTCGCGTTCTTCGCCTCGGATATCGGTGGGGTCATGCTCCCTCATGCGCGCTCAGTGCATCCCCATCAGGGTCAACGCCAAGCGCGCCTGCTTGCCCAGCTTCCCGGGCGAATCCTTGTGCTTCTCCGCGAAGGCGCGCGTGGTCATGCCCGCCTTGCGCGCCTTCTCACGAAACTGGCCATGCGCGTTCTTGGTCGCGCTGTCGATCCACTTCTTAGCCATACAAGGCCTTCCCCGGATCGCGCTGCGCATCGGCGGCGCCGACTTCGGCGTACTCCAGCACGAGCGTCAGGCGCACGTCCGGGTCGTCCATGTCGCCGTCGATCGACTCGGTGGCGCTTTCCACGATGCACTGGCCCTGTAGGCTCAGGCGCGTGCCGGCGCGCGGCGGCTCGGTAATGCCAAGCGCCTTCACCTGTGCCGCCGTCAGGTAGATGCACGGCGCCTGCGATACGGCGTTGCCAGACGTGTAGGGGGTGCTGTCGTCGTCCGCGATGTCGAGGTTCACGAGGGACATGTCAGAGCACTCCGGGCTGCTGTGTGGGGCTGATGTTCTGCGCCAGGTTCTTGGCCCAGTCGGCCGCGCCTTGCTGTGGGCTGGGCAGCGGTACGCCTTCAGGATACCACGGCGTCGTGATGACGGTATTGGTCGCCACCGTGACGGCCGAGCCATCGGGGTGGTAGCACCGGGGGATCGTCGTGATCGTGCTGGCGGACGAAATGCCCATCAGTACAACGCCAGGATGTTGGTGGCTGTCGTGCCGGAGCTGGCCACCGCAGTGATGGCGATATTCAGCATCGCCCCCGCCGTCACCCCGTCGAAGGTGAGCGTCGAGCCATCGGCCATCGTCACGCTGAGGTTGCCGGCGCCGCCGACGTAAACCGCGTTGGTTGGCGGCGTATGCCCGTCGCGCGCCAGCGGGGACGCGAATGCCGTGCCGGGCGTGACGGCGACGCCCGACTGCATGGGCGCCAGCGCGTCGATGTACTTGCTCAGGATCTGCATGGCCTTGGCCTCAGTACAGCGCGTAAATGCCGGTAGCCGTGGTGCCGGTGGCGCCCACGATCGACACGGAAATCGGGATGACGGTGTTCGCCGGCACGGTGGTAAGCGTCGCGGTGGCACCCGACTCCAGCGTCACCGCGATGTTGCCGGTGCCGGTGCAGTACAGGCCACGGGCGATGCCATCCGGTAGGTTAGTCGCGTCGGCCGGTGTCACGGGCAGGCCGTCGAAGTCGAAGGTGATCGGCTTGGCGTTGTCGGCGCCGCGTGCGGTAATCGTCGTGTACGAGAACTTCTGCTTCATGGCCTGAACTCCTATTGCCCGGGTTGCGCGTTGACCTGGTCGGGTGCGCCGTAGCCCTGGTACTGGTTGATGATGTCGTTCAGCGCGTTGCTGCCGCCGCCCTTGGTCGGCGCGTTCGCCAGCTTCTGCGCGGTATCGGCCTGCTGGTTCATCATAGCCGCTTGCTGTGCCTGCTGCTGCGCCTGCGCGCGCTGCTTGCGGATCAGCGCCACCTTGTCGCCCGGGACGATGATTTCCGGGTCGACGCCCAGCATGTCGGCGTAGACGTCGGCGTACTTGTCCGGGTCGAGGTTGTCGAGGATGGCCGGACCGGCCACTGACGCCACCGCGCCGATCGCCTGCACGTAGCGGTCCATCGTCGTGGTACCCACGGCGCGCTGGGCCTGTGCCAGCATCGACACGAACTCCACGTTCAGGTCCTGACCCTGCAACTCGGCCGGCGGCGGGGGCAACAGTCCGTGCTCGATTGCCCGGGTGAACGCCATCTCCACCAGCGGGCTGAGCAGCTCATTGTTAAGGCGTTCCAGCACCGGGCCGAGCATCAGCAGCTTCTCTTCCTGGCGCTCGGCGACCTCGGTCGCGGTGATGCCCGACCGGCTGTCGTTGGCCATCATCAGGAATAGGTCGGCGTAGAACGTCGAATTGATGCGCTCGCGCACGTCCTGCACGTCGCCCAGCAGGTGCTGCAGGTCCAACTGCACCTGGAACAGGTTGCGGATGCCCGGCGCGCCGGTGGAGTCCAGGTAGCTGATGCCGCCCGGCAACGCGTCGATCTCTCGGTTCTTCATCCCGCTGGGCATCTGCAGCGGGGGCTTCGTCATGTAGTCGATGCCCTGCGACTTGCGCAGCTGTTCCTGCTGCAGTTGCTTGACGTCGCCCAGCGCGTCCATGCCCGGCGAGTTGCCGTAGATGTCGCCGCCGGCCAGGTCCCACCGCGGCGCCAGCGCCGGGAAGTACTTGAACCCGGACTCGCGCAGCACCTCGTCGCCGTTGCCGCCCTGCTCCAGGTAGACCGAACGCCACGCCATGTTGAGCGCGCCCGGCTTGCCGGGCTCGCGGTCCTCGCGCGGCTCGATGGCCTGAATGATCGTGATCCACTTGTCCAGCTGGCCCCGGTCGTAGAGCGAGCGTGTCGCATTGCTGCAGCGGTCGCGTCCGAACTCGGCGACCACTTCGCCGATGGTTTTCTGGAACTCGCGGTAGACCGTGCACACCTGCCCGCGCCAGTCCTGCGCGATGAAGTACTCACCGCAGGTGAGGTTGTACTGGCGCATGACGTCGTTGTAGTCGTCCAGCACCAGCGAGCAGGCCGTGCCGAACGCGCCCAGCTCCTTGTAGATCGCGTGCAGCGCGCGGTAGGTGTTGCCGCGCGCGAAGATGTCGAGCGTGATCTGCGTGGCCTGGTTCAGCCACAGCTTCGCCGCCTGCGACTTCTGGCGGTCCGGGTCCACCGTGCCGAAGCGGAACCACGGGCGCGCGGGACTGGTCATGCCCGACATCATGCCCGCCGCCAGCGTGTTCAGCGCGCGGGTTGCGGTGTTGTCGAAGATGTTGTTGTGCCGACGAAAACCGCGGTCGCGGTCCTGTACGAAGTAACGCCCGTTGCGCGGCAGCAGGTACTGGGTAATCTCCGCCCAGTGCGCTCGCCAAGTTTCGCGCTCGGTACGCAGCGCCGCGAGGCGCGTGAGGATTTCCTGGCGGGTCGGCTGGCTCAACTCAGCCCATCCCCGGCGTCGTCGGCGTGCTGGACGAGCCGGACGTGCCGCCGCCCAACAGTGTGTTGCTGCCCAGCTGGAGCAGTGCCGGGTTCACCCCGCCGGCCCCGGACAGGAAGGTTTGCGCGATGCCCTGCGCACCGCCGCCCTGCCCGGGGCCGGCCAGTGCACTGCGGACGCTCGTGGCATCGGGCGACTTGGCCGACTGCAACTCGGTGGGCGTCTGCACCTTCGGCGCGCCGGGCTGGTTCAGCGCGCTGTAGGTGGTCGCCGCAGCGGCCACGATGGCGGATATGGCGGCGGCTTGCGGCATGGCTCAGATCTCCCGGAGGTAGAGAGATTCTGCGACCACATGGCCCGATCGCGCAAGCATCTGCCCGAAACGGCTGTCTGGACGGGCGGCCCAGCCCATGACCGACGCCCCCCGGCGCTTGGCTTCGGCCACCGTGGCGCGCATGAGGCGCAGCGCCACGTTCGTGCCGCGGAACGCCGGCGCCACGAACAGCATGTCGTTGTTGGCGAAGATGGTCCCCACGCAGAACCGGTGTGGGCCGATGAACGTGCCGGAATAGCCCACTGGCACGCCGCCGTCGCGCGCCACGATGACGTAGAACATGCCGGCGGCCTCACACTGGCGGTACATGCTAACGCCGGCGTCCAGCGTGCGCCAGGCGTCCAGCGGGGCCACGTCGGCCAGGTGCTGCGCCATCATCGCCTGGATCTCCGGTGCCAGCATGGCATCGACGGTTTCCACCGCGAAGCTAATAGCCATGGCGTTCTCCGTTTTGCGCGTAGCGGTCGGCCACGCTCAGGGGATCGTACTCCCCCCGTTTGGCGGGCTGAGCCCATAGCGGGCGCTTTTTGGCCACGGTGTACGCGAACGTGAGAGCCAGTGCGTCGCCCAAGTCAGGGCTGGGCAGTGCGCGCGCCTTGATGTCGTCCTTGGACTCCAGCGCGATTTTGTCCTGCGCGTCGAATTTGTAGGTTGGCGCAGCCAAGTCTTGGTGTAGCGATTGCAGTTGGGGTATGCGGCCGCCGGCCAGTATCCAATCGCGCAGGTTCCACCACATCTCCGTGCGCTTGTTGACGAATCGCGGTTCGCTTGGCTTACCCCCGAAGTTAACTTCAATGACGTCATGCCCCAGCTGGCGCAGCCGGTCGATGACGCCGCCGCCGTTGCCCGCGTCGATAAACACCGCGTCGGCTTCCCATTCCACCATCTTTTCCGCCACTTTGGCGGCAAGTTGCATGTTGTCGACGCCGTGGAACACGTCGGGCTCGCCGGCCCACAGTCCTTGTCGCGGGTAGATCACGCTTCGGTCGTCGCCGAAGCGCGCGGGGTCTACACCGAGAATTCGCGGCGCGTACTCGTACTCCGCTGGCGGCACATGGCGGTTGCTGGCGTCCATGATGTCGATAAGGCTGAGCAGCTGATCGTTACCTGCCGCGGTGAAATCGCACAGGTACTCACGGGCAAAAGTCGCCTCAGATGCGTCGCGCCGATAGCGCGCCACTTCTTCCGGGTCCAGTGCGTCGGTGTCGTAAACCGTATACGCGCGGCTATGCCAGTTCGGCGCTTTCCTAAAAAACAGTTTGCTGAATAGGTTTACGCCTTTGGGCGTTCCAATAAACAGCGCCCAACCCAGGCGGTCGGCTAACGCGGGCTGAATTACTTCTTCCCACGTTTCGGGCTTCACCTGCGCCACCTCGTCAATCACCGCGCCGTCCAGTCGCATGCCGCGCATGGAGTCGGGGTTGTCCGCGCCGAACAGGCGCACCTTGGCGCCGTTGGCTACGAAGATAATCGTCAGCTCACCCTCGTTTACTACGGCCAGTCCGGCGTTGGTCAACGGCTCTACACGTGCTTTCAGCCGGTCCCACGCATTCGTTTTAGCCTGCTTGAGCAGCGGTGCCACGTAGATGAACATCGCTTGCCCGAGCGTACACCGCAGCGCTTTGTCCACAAGCTCCGCTAACGCCAGCTCCGTTTTGCCTGCGCGTCGATGCAGCGCCAGGACAGTGAAGCGCGCACGCGTTTGGTGGCATTCGGCTTGCCAGGCGCGTGGTCGGTAGCCAAGGTCGATAACCGTCAAGCCACGCTCTCCGGATCGAAATCGTCAGGCACTCCGGTAACGACCACAATGGCCTGTCGTTGGGGACCGCCATCGGCGCCTGTGATCTCCGTGCGATCGGCGTAGATGGCCTTGCGACGGCCTTTGAGCACAAGGGCGAGCATGGCGTCGCTGTGTTTGCGCACGGTGAGCCACACCGGACGCCCGCGCGCATCCATCAGCTGCGAAGGCCGACGCTCAACGCTGCCGTCTGGCATCTCCGTGTCCACCAGCAGGATCTCACCCTGCGCGTCGCGGCGCCACACCGGCGTGAGCTCCCCGCGGTACACCACAGGTTCCTCGACGCCCTCTACGCCGCGGCGGAAAGCTTCTTTCTCGGCACGGTCGATGCCTTCCTCCAGCGCGTCCTCCACCTCCTTGGCGAAGGCCGCATCTTGCTCGCGTGCGCGCCATGCCGTTGCGCGATTGATGCCGACGACCTCGCACGCATGCCCCAGCACTGGGTATTCGCGCAGCGCTGCGAGGAACGCGTCATGCCAGGGAAAGTAGTGGGGGGCCATGGCGTGAGTGTAGTCACGCGCGTGGGCATCGGCAACACGGCGCGGCGCCCGTCATACCAGTTTGGTGACGTGCGAAAAGTTGCGTTCTAGGTTTTTGGTTTCAACGCCGACCGCCGGACCGCAACTGCAACGCCGCGGGGGTGTCCCTAGACACACCCCGCGTTGCGTTGCAGCGGCAGTCCCTCTAAAAATTTCTGCAACGCGGCGTTGCATCCGCGTTGCATACGCGTTGCATTCGAAGCTAACTATTAAAAATCAATAGCTTAGCCCCATGCCACGAAACCGCCGCCGCGTTGCACCCGCGTTGCATCCACGAACCGTGCGCTAGCGTATGCGTAGCTCAGTGCAACACGTGCAATGTTGCACCCGTTCGGCGCAACGCGCAGCGTTTTGCATGTTCAAGGCGGGCATAAACTGAACGAGTCCTGAACGCCAATCGCGGCGCGCCTTGCATAGCCACGCAATGCGTGTACGGTGGGCTTGCAGCACCACCCCGACCACCAACCGGAGAACGACCATGGTCACCACCACCACCACCATCAACGCCCGCCACCTGTGCGCCGCCATTCACTGCGCGGGCAAGAACGACGTGCGCTACTACCCCAACGGCGTCTACGTCGAGGCGCTTCCGGACGAAACGCGCGTGGCCGCGACGGACGGCATCAAGCTCGGGGTGTTCCGCAGCGCCACGGCCAACCCGGAACCGTTCAGCATCATCATCATCCCGCGTGCCACCGTGGAAGCGTTCGTGAAGCTGGTGAAGGGCGTCAAGTTCGTTGACCTCACCATCACCGACGGCACCGGCCGGTTGAGCTGGGCGAGCGATTCGCTGCTGTTCGACCCGATCGATGCGCGTTTTCCCCAGTACCGCCGCATTTTCCCGCAGGCACCGTCCGGCGAAACGGCGCAGTTCAATCCGGAACTGTTGACCGCGTTCAGCAAGGTGGCAAAGGCACTGGGCGCGAAAGCGTGCCCCGAGATCGTGCACAACGGCTCTGGCGCCGCGCTCGTACGGATCAACGCTGTCCACGACTTTGCCGGAGTCCTCATGCCGTTCCGACAGCCCATACAAACGCTGGACGTGCCCGACGTTTCCTGGGCCTCGCGCTGATACGCAGGTGTTGCGCATGCCACCCCGACCACCACCCCGACCACCGACAGGAGACGAGACCATGAAAGCCGAGCCCGAGTACCGCACCACGTCCTTCGGCGGTACCGAGACCACCGTGGGCTTCATCCCGCATGCCACCGTCGTCTACGGTGACGCCGTCATCCAGGCCCCCGTCAAGCTGGACGTGCCGAAGCGCGGTGGCCTGCGCGCGCCGCTGCGCCGCGACGGCAAGCTGGTGTACGCGCTGCCGGGCGGCGAGGAGCTGGTGTCATGAAACAGCGTCTGTACCATGTGGACGCCATCAACGACCGCACCGGTTTTCGCCAGCGGCAGACGGCGTACCCGATGCCGCACGATGAAGCCTGCCGGTTTGCATCTAAGCAATCCGATGGAAGCAAGCGCGCCGGCGTACGGTTTCCGCTGGTCCAGGCGGCCCCGTGCGACACCGACCACGCGTGCGAGCCCTACACCAGCTACCGCCTGCGCAGCCCCTACGGCTGGATCCTCATCGGTGCAATGGACGCGGACGACGCCATGCGTCAGGCCGCGCGCAGCACGCGCAACCCCGACCGCGCCGCGCTGGAAGTGTGGAACGGCTCCCGCTACATCCCCGCATGAACCGGAGAAAGATCATGACCACCCAACACCTTCGCGCCTTCCACGGCGACCAGGCAATCAAAGACAAATATCTGGCACGCGTTCGTGCCCATCGCACCGCCGATGCCATCACGCAAGGCATCGGTTGGGAGAACGGGAAGGGTTGCGCCATCGGGTGTACGCTCGAAGCCTACGATCATTCGCGCTATCCGATCGAGCTGGGGCTACCAGAATGGCTCGCACGGCTTGAAGACAGTATTTTTGAAGGTCTACCGAAAGCCGAAGCGATGGCGTGGCCCGAAGCGTTTCTTGAGGCCATCACGCCCGGCGCGAACCTTGAGCCGGTGCGCCACAAGCTTGCCTTGCGCCGCGTCGATCGGTTGATCGCACTGCAAAATGGCAATGCCGGGAAACACGGCAACGCCATCGACGCCGTGATCGCGCGGACCGTTGCGGCTCTCACCCAAGTACGCCAGCGCCACGAAGCGGAAATAAGTGAAAATTCCTGCTCAGTCATCACGGCGGAGTCGGCGGAGTCGGCGGCGGCGTGGTCGTCGGCGGCGTGGTCGTCGGCGGCGCGGTCGGCGGCGGCGCGGTCGGCGCGGTCGGCGGAGTCGGCGGCGGCGTGGTCGTCGGCGGCGCGGTCGGCGCGGTCGGCGGCGCGGTCGGCGGAGTCGGCGGCGCGGTCGGCGCGGTCGGCGGCGT